ACTGCAGTAGCTGGGGCGTTAAAGTCTTGAGATAGTGTTGAGTTTAGAGAAAACCACCCACCAGTTCCTCCTTCAAAAGTTGGGTTCGGTAGTAAGTTCTCAGATTCTCCATCTATAACTACTTGTACTAGTCTTGCATCTTGATATTCTAGACTGTACTTAGCTTCGGCAAACTGAAGCATATCTATGTAAAACTCAGCTTGATTATTTATAGGAGTTACAAGAATTTCTGCTGAAGCATAGTAAGCATTGGCTGGAGCAAGCTTACCGTTTCTACCTGCGCTAGAGCCTGAGTTAAATTCTTTCCAAGAAGTTCCTGCTGTTAAAGCAGAGTTATACGCTTCACTAGAGATTAAAGTTCCAGATCGATCGTACCAGGATATTCTGGCTTGTAGAGTTCCTATTTTACTTTCTTCTTTAGTTCTAGCCCATCCAGTAAATAAATATCTCTTATTTGGAGTAATGGGTGTGCCGTACAGAACTTTGCTTCCATTTATGGAAAGGGTTACTGCTGAGTTATGGCCATGTACACGAGCGAACCCTTTATTACGAGGGGGGAATAAAAGATCGTACAAGCCAGGGTTAGGTGGTGTTACTACCACACCTAGTTCTGCTAAAGAGTTTGCGTACAAATGGTGATCAAAGTTTCCCGCAGTAGTTACCCATCTTCCGATAGACTCTTCAAAAGAAGAATCGTTATAGTCAAGAAGAAGATTGTGCCCTACTATTACCTCGTTAGACCAGTGAGTTAAGGCAGTGGTGTACGCACTTACTCCAGCTGTAGTTCCTTTTACGCTATTTATGATGTTTCCTGAACCATATAGGGCTCTGTGATACAGATCTCCTAAAGCTGGCTCAAAATTAAATCCTAGATCTGTAATTTTATTTTTTAAGATGGCTGAAGGAAGAAACTTATAGTTAGAGCTCTTATACAGAAGCTCGCCTTCAGCATTAAATTTATCATACTCAAAAGCGAATGCAGAAAGAACATTGTATAGGTCGTTTTCTTCAGGCTCACCTGTGGCGTCCCCAGGAGCATTTAACCATGCTCTAGGGATCCATTTGCTTATTTTATTTAACGTGTCGGTTTGATCTACAAGGATGGCTTTTGCAGACCCGCAGTTAATCCAACGTATTCCATTAAAAATCCAAAAAGAATAGGTTACTTCTGCGCTTGCATCGATTGGTTGAAAGTCAATTTTTGCAAGTCTATAGTTAGTTATAAGATCGCCGTCTACAAATATGCCGTCATAAGGGTTGTTCGGAGCACCGGCAAAACTTTTAATCAGTTTCCAGTGGGTAGGTCTACCAACGATTGCTACTCCCGTAGGATCTATGGCTGTAAATGGGATATTTGGGTTTGTTTTTGTATAAGTAAATGTTGTGGGAGTAGGTATTGAAGTTATAGTAAATTGACCGTTTACTTCAGTTAATGCGCCATTTACAGTTACGGGAAGGTTATTAATAAAATTATGTGGAGCAGTAGTTGTTATTGTTACTACGTTATTTGTAAGACTTACTCCTGAAACCGAGGAAAGAAGGTAGTCTGCGGGATCGCTAGTTACCGACCCCCAAACTAAGGATATAGTCTCATAGTCATAGGACCAAGCCCTAAGATTTACGTTGTTATAGACACGGGTGTTTTCTATTTCACCGTACTTAGGTAAGCCGTAGGAACTAAACGAATACTTAGCCATTTACATCCCTGCAAGTAAAAACGGATCAAATCGAACAGCTTCAGCAGTTGCTAATGCATTGTTTGCCGTTGTATTTAAAGTGTTGTACTCTGTGCTACCGACGTATAGAACGTTTGCAGAAGCTACCTTAGGAATTCCTGTGCTGCTTACGTTAAATCCCAAAGTATTGTCAGAAGCTCTAGTATCAAAAAGGTTAGAGGATCCTGAAAGTGTCTTTAAAGTCAGCCCAACAGAGCCTGCCGTAGGCTGGATGGCATCTCCGGACTTCTTGACATATGGGCTAGATGCCCCAGTTCCACTTACAAGACCAGCTTCAATGTTGTTTAGGCGCTCGTCTAAGCTTGTCCACTCAGTTGTGGTTGAGAAGGATCCCGCATAATTTGAGGTAAGGGGGTTGCCGCCGAGAGCTGTAGCACCAAGAACTATTTGCATGGCGCGGACTTCGTCTTGGAGAGCGTTAACGTGGTCTGCAAGGATCGTGTCTACAAGGTCAACCTTGTTTGTAAATGCACGAATACTCGATGGGTATGATGCTGGCATGTTAGTTACCTCTTCCTAGTTTTTGATATTTTCTCACGACAAGCCGCCTGTTGTCGTGATAATTAGATTGTCTGGAACTAAATAAGGGATTTGACTTGCGGCTAATGAGATTGTTGCTGCACCGGATCCGTTATCAGTATTTAGCTTGGTTATTGTTACTGACTCAACGCCTTCTATACCAGCCGCGGTGGCCATAACTTTAGAGAAAGCTATGGTTCTTCCAAAAGAATTCTGCTCAAAAGAAAATAGTTGATTATCGTCTAAGAAAGCTTTTACCATGTTTAGCTTTATAGTGTTGTTTCTATAAGCGGGGTTTACAACTACAGACAGAGAAACGTAAAGTGGTACGTATACGGGAGGCTGTGTGCTTACCGTAGTGCCTACTGGAACCTTGTCTTGCATGTAGGAACTTACAGAGCTTGCTAAGGCTGTCCAAGCTGTAGTTGGGTTTCCAGCAACTATTCCTGGGGTACTGGTTCCATCATTTTGTGGCTGTATATATAGGGTTACTGAACTGTATACAGCTCCAACAGCGTTTATTTTTCCTACTTGTGGCACCTGTAAAGCCAAGTACTTATAGTCGTCTAGAGTTACAGCACGCTTTCTTGAAATTATGGCGGCTTTAATTTTTGCCCTTAGTTGTGAGTTATCATCGGCGTTTGCTCCACCAAAAGCTACTTCTGGGTTTGTAGCTGTCAAGTAAGAAATGGCTTCTGGATCAATATTGCCTGGAATAAACGTTACTTCAGAAATCGCATTAGAAACTACGTTTCCAGCTTCTCCTACGCTTGTTTTGTATAGAGCGCTGATGAGCTGCCCGGTAGCTGGAACAGCACCGTTAATGTTATCTCCAAAAATAACAGTCAAACTTCCGTCTTCGTTTTGAGAAGTCGTAAATACTAGGTCTGTTGGTCCAGAGTTAGATAAGGTATCTACGTAATTCCATGGAGCAAAAGCCTGTCCCTGACCAACGTATACGATTAGAGAAGCGTCTACAATTCCTACGTCTGAAATTAAGAACTCTTGATTTGTATCTCCGTTTGAAGTTCCTAAGCTAGAAGGTAGGGGTTTGTTATTGCTTGGATTGATAAGGTCTGGACGATCAGTATTTACAGTCTTGCCTTCTTTAGCTGGGATAGTAATAGTCTGACCAGGTTGCAGCTGAATTGCTGCCTGTGTAGTTTCAAAATATATTTCGGTATATGGGCCAAACAAAAGTGGGGCCATGACTTGAGTTCCTATGGGAATATCCAGAGCCTGGGTACTTATGTTTTCAAATAGCACAGAGACTGTAGCTGGAGTTGGTCCTGAAGGCTTATATCCGTAAAGTTCTGCAAAATTTAATAGTGTTTCTCGTTTAATTGCGGTGTCCACTGTAGTTTCATTGGCTACTCGGTCTAGGTAATAGGACATTATGTCGCCCATATACGAAAAGGTTTCTACAAGGATGTTACCTAGATCAGATGGGTCTGCAGGATCCCAATCTATTTGGGTACGAGCATTTATAAGGTTTATAAGATCATTCTTTAGAGCAGCAAAGTCTCTAGAAGTATAGTCTATCTGTATCTCATTGGCCATTATTACTCCGTTGCCGTTATAGTTCCGTCTACGTTAAAAATTGCTGTGGACACTGTTAGTGTCGTTAAGGTACTGTTTGGTAGCTCAATTAGTATGGTTACTGTGGCTTTACCTTCTTGATCAGGTAAATCAACTCTTATCTCTTCTACAGAGATTTCAGGTATCCATACAGATACAGCACTTCTTACAGCTTGATTTATAGATAACTCTAATTGATTGTCGTTTTCGTACAAAGCTCTTAAAACATCAGTGCCGTATTCTGGAAGCATTGGGCGTTGTCCAGGACTGGTAGAAAGTAAAGTTAGTAACCTATCGGTGTATACCTTTACCGGATCGTCAGTACCTTGAAGCTCACCAAGAAAATCCAATTTGAAAGGATAGGATATTGTCATTGCACTCCTATCCAAACTGGGTATTCAGGGTCGCCCGCAACAAACATAACCCAGATCATCTGACCCTTATAGGGTATTAGACGATGCGGGGTGTGCTCAGCCACTCTGGCTGGATCAGTAGACCGATTAGTTCCAAAACCAGCTGCCACAGGATCTATGTCTAGACCCCCCGGCGTTAGATTCTGTTCTTGCGAGTCATTCCAATCTTGCGTGGTATTTGCTATTGTATCGTGAGCATGGGTTAGCTTAAAGGTTGTATCTGGAGTCTTTCCAGTGTGATTATTGGTATGGGCATCGTGAGCAAGGCTTATTACTACAGGATGAGTATGTGCCGTACCCGCAGAAGCGGCGCCACTTGTTATTGTGGTGCTATGGGTCGCGTGGGTCGCATGCGCCTGCAATAAGTTTGCTACTTCAGAGGCTAGGTGCGGGAGGTGGTCAGGATGATTAGCGTTAGCTATTATGGGCAGACAAGCTCTAGCCCAACCGGTTACTTCTTGACCAGTAGCTTGAAAGATCTTAACCTTTATTCGATTCTTTTTTAGGGGATCGTTTATATCTTCTACTTTAGCCTCGTATATGCCAAAAAATCTGTTTCTTCCTACCGGATCCATGCCGTATTCAGAATCGGCTAAGTGCTTGTACTTCATACTGCCTCCCATTTAGTAGTCCGTTTTACGTTAGAAAAGCTCGGAGGTTTTACAGAGTATGGGTCGCTAGAAACTATTGTTTCTGGGATTGCGGTAGCTCGAGGAGTTACTACAGAAGTAGGTTCTGTTCTTCCATAAGTAGGGGTTAAAGATGAGCCATTAATTTCTAAAGAGTAGTCTTTTAATGAGGAGTCGGCAGGTACTAGTGCTTGTCCCGCAAGCTCACCAGTTATGTCTCGAACCTTAGTGGCTTTTACAGCTTCGTCTGAGGTCTCTCCGAGAACGTCAGTTCCCAAGTCTAACTCCATCATGTAGTTAGCTGGGGCACCTCCGAAGATGTGCTTTACTGAAAGCACGGTCCAGTATCCGGACATTCCGTTAGGCAACCCATCTAGATAAATAGCCTCATAAGGTTTCACAGCTGCGTTACCTACAACTACTGCCCTAGCCCTATATTGATATCTTTTTGCGTCAGCTAGGTCATTAGCAATATACTTAGACTCAGTTAAGCTAGTTGCTACGTCGTATACCTGATGCTTTACGAAAGAGGAAGTAGTTTTTCCACTAGAGTATCTACTCTTCATTGAAGAACTCCT